GTCTCGTATATCCCCTGAGCGGCAAGTGCACGACACTCCCACCTCATGGACAATGACTTGCCCTCTGTTGGCAATGATTCCATCTTGGAATTTGAAGTTATCAGACCAACTTACGCCTAAACCAGTCTGAAGATTCAGTCGTCGGGCAATACCTTTAGTCATTACATTGTAATCAAAGTAGGTCCTCGGTACCTACTTCGAATCCCCACTAAGTTTTCCTTAATCCAGGTCTTATACTCTTCAATAGTAGCAGAATAAATGCCGTAAATAGCACTTGAAGTGTATGATACGGATTCACTCACACCATCTCTAGAAATCGACTGGCTACTAAAGCCACCTCTAAAGGCTTGTCCAGCAACGGTCAGGATCGGAATGGCTGCTGCTTTAGTAATAAGCTCTAAAATATCACCGGGGGCATCTCGAATGCCTGTGAGCATATTATAGTGCCAAAAGTTAGGGATAGGTACTGCGTTATGAAGGGCCTCAATCCAAATAAGACCTACAAAGTCAAAAGCAAGTTCAGTATTGAACGGCACTAACTGTGTAAAACCATTATTTGAAGCCACTTCAATCCACTCAGGATTAATTTGTACCACTCGGGTATTGGCTACAGCCCCGAAAAGCTGATCTACTCTAATTACCTGTGGAAAGGGGAACTGGATGGAGATCCATTGACCTTCTCGCCTTGGATAAAAGCTTACAGGACTCTTAATAAAGTCAAAATCGTCATCAATAATGAGTTCGCCACTCGACCCAGAGAACGAAAGCGTAGATGGGTCTACATCTGTGATGAGCATCGTTGGCTCTAAGTACACCTGGAGCAAGCTACTCTCTAGTTGGTCACAAATGTCACGCACATACCGCCTAATCTCTCGATCCTGGAGCTTCAATTCATCAATAAATAAGCTCTCAGAGACATTTGCAGCGGGAAGGGAATACCAGTCTAATTTAACTTGTACAAACTCAGCGCCGGGACCTTGAGTTGGAAGCACATACTCTTTATAGAGTTGAGTTACAGGGATAAGCTCCCCATTATCCCAAGATAAAAATCTATTTCCTGCGGTATCAACAACGTAATTTAAAGGAAACCAACTCAAAGAGTGATTTCTACTCACCTCTATGATGGTAACGCCGGTAATTTGTCGAGGCTGAAACTTAGGTGTTCGTAAGTCCGATGACTGCAAGTCGATCCCAAACAGAACCGTCTTCTTCATCTTATCTGCTGTTACAATATTGATCTCAAAATCAGCAGACTCAAGAAAGATGGTGTTCAAAGTAACCACTTCCCCTAAAAAATGCTGGTACTTGAGTGAGGTAGTAAGTGTAAGGACCGAATCAGGCCCCACTACAGCCAGTGCTGTGTAGTCTAAAGTCTCCGCTCTAGTGGTACCAGGGTCTACATCGATTTCGCCTGCAAGGGGGAGAACAGCAGGAAGCGCAGGAGTGACCACACTAAGCGACGAAGTAAGGGCTGCTGCATTAGCAGCAACAGTAGTTGCAACAACACCACTATCAGCGGAAGCGCGAATAAAATATTTACCTCTTCGAATCAAAGACACTAAATCTGGAGAAGACACAGGAGCCGTGCGTAAATCTATATAGCCGTAATGGGGTGTTGTCGTCGTCGAGGTAGCATCAATAGGTACCGTTATTGTAGCTACAGTGACATTTCTAGATCTACGAGCCTTACGAAGCTCTAACGTAACAGTGTCGGTGTTACCGGTGACAAAAAACTGCACTCGGATAACAGCATTTTCTTCTTCGAATCTGCTGTATTCCTCTTTATCCACCTCAACTGATAATATATTCGTTACGGGCATTAGCTGATCTCAAAGAGATTGGCAAAAGTTGTTGATGGAACAACAATTGTCCGTCGATATCCAGTCGATGGGATAATGATATCAACTGTTGCTCCCTGAACTAATGTAAGTTGGAAAAATCCGTTCGCATCTGTTTTAGCAGACACAATCCGGTCTTCTACACCCACCCCTACAATAAGGGCAGGCAACGCAAGTAATCGTGCATAAACACCCTCGTTCTCAACCGCAGCACCACTTAGATCTAACAAGTGATCTTTGATGACACAGGTTGCAACAACAGGAGCACTTTCTGTAGGAGCAGATGTGGCAACGACGACGTCAACTGTTCTATCAAAGTCAAGAATAGCGGGACCAGCAACCCCATACCGCTCAATTGTATAAAGAAACTGATCTAGAGTGTTGAGTTCAGTTGGGTTAAGCAAGATAGAGTAATAGCCACCAGGACTATTGGAATCTACTTCGTACCACTCTACTAACTCAACCTTATCACCTGCACTAAACGGGTTTACAAGGGCGGACGTAAACGAGATGGCGTTACTACTAGTAACATTGGCTTGAAGCTCAATGATTTCAGACAGACCTGCGTCGTCATACAAACGAACACGCCCAAATCCAGGGGGGAAAATAGAGGAATCTTCCACCACTGCGCCAGTTTCACCAGCTAAAACCGGGAATGTAAGGGAAGTGGCGTAGGAGAACTGAACTACAGTACCAGCAGCAAACGCAGGAACACCGGCTGTCTGGACTCCCAAAGGTACAGCTAGAACACCAGTAGCCGTATTATTCGAGGTAAAATTAATAATCTCTCTAGCCGGTCCCGCAGGGTTTAAAATCAAAGATCCTGACGCTCTAGGAAAAATAGCTGAATCAGTGAGCGTTAGGGTAGTATCCCCAAAATCGGCATTTGCGGCCAAAGTGGTTTGCGCCCCATTGAGAGGCTTAACATTAAAGGAGAACGCCCCGTACTTCTTGTAAGCTACGCGCACCTCGTCAGCAGTAACTCCTGTCTGAGCAGTTGGCCCTGCCACAAAAAGACGAGCGTCTAGATAAGACCACCGACCTTGCTCAACCTGTACGGTTGTTCCCACTATTGTTTCCTCAATTCCTTTACATCTTGTTGAATTACTTTTAGCTGGTCTTTTATATCTTTAAAATTAGTCGTCTGAGTGGTGTTGATATGATTAACTTCAGTTTCAACTTTTATCATCCGCTCTGACAACTTGTAATGGCCTGTCTCAGAGCTTTTATGCTCAACCATTTGGGTTTGAGTAACTTCAATATCTTTCTTGTTGTTATCAATTGAGGCATTAGCCGCGCTCACAGAATAAGTAACATTAATTACTTGCGCGATAATCCAAGCAAAAAGACCACAGAGAGTAACAATTACTCCCCAATTCGACTTTACTTTACTGAAAAAACCATTTGCATCACTCATACTACCAACTTCCTCTATGCGCTAGGCTTCCATCGTAACATCAAAGCTCCCGAAACCATATACTCTAAGGCGCTATCCGTCGCGCCCGAAGCTCGGCCCTCGTGCCCATGTAGCATTGTATACTTACCAAAAGATCCCATGACCGCCTTTGCGGTCTCGTCTGTAAGTAAACAGGGTGCATTAACCCATTGGCCCAACTTAGAATGTGAGTAATAAGGCACCCCTGTAGTATCACCAGTCCCTGCAAATCCAGCGTTTACCCCGGCCCCCGATGTGTGGGCATAATCTCCTGGAAGTAAACAATAATCTTCTGTAGCAGTTCTCTCTCCCCACGAATACCCTGTGTTTAAAACTGTTGCATACCTACACATCAACACCGAAGGTTTGGTGTCTCCATTTACATCAGCAGGAACATACCCCCCCGTATAGGCACCTTGAAATTTTTTCGCATCATCAGTCTGACTTTGGTCCCAATTCAAAAATCGAAAATAAGTGTACTTCTGAGACCCAGCGCCATTCGTGTAAGTATCACTGTCCGAACAACTGATGTAGATGCTATCGGCTGCATTCACAGAATCTTTCATTACATTCTCTGCATCAGTAACGGCAGTAGCTACACTAGCAAAATCTACATTTGTCGTACTATCCCAGCCACCACTAAAAGACATTTTAGCTGTAAAGTCGTATACATTGGTATCGTCATGGTCTACGCACGTAAATCTAACTTGCCAACGTCCTCCACCAGGGTAAGCAGTAACTGGCTCAATGACAATGTAAGATCCATCTCCAAAACTAGCTGCCGTCAGAACGGCGCTTCCATCCCAGAACGCTCCTCCTAGATAAACCGACTTGGTTCCGCCATCATCTACAAAACGAACTATTCCCGACTGCTGATTGTTAACAAAGTCCCACATGGCATACATGTAGTCCTTCCATTTTCCCCCACCAGCACTATAGATCTTATGTTTCTCAGCCATGATTCTCTTCCTTATGGAACATCAGTTTCAATATCCCCGGCCACCGTAAGAACTGGGGTCATGTCATAATTGTTTTTCGCATCATAAATTCGGGCACTTGGATCCGACGCATCTGCGCTATCACCCAAAACGTCTCCCATACGCCACCACGCTACTAAATTAGCAGCAGGGGTCAGGGTGTCTAAGTCAGGAGGACTTCCAGAGTTATAAATCTCTACTACTTCAGGAGTGGAAAGTTCTTTGTTCCACACGGAAATTTCATCGAAATTTCCACCTAAGAGTGCCCATCCCCCTAACATCGGACCAATTCTGACAGGCTCTGTTACCACAATAGACGCACTTAAATTAGGATTCGGAGCGCCGAACCAGTTAGTAGTGGTCTGAGCGACCCCATCAATCCAAATTGTAATGTCCGACAGGCCAGTACCTGTTGATTTGGCGCACGCTACATGGTGCCAATTCCCATCGTTGCATGTGGCGGTACTGGTAGCTTGTACCCCGTTTACTTGGTACGAGTGGTTGAGCCAAAACCCCGGTTTTCCGGCAGTCATAAGTAACCCCCACCCTTTAGCATTGGTCCAAGTCCCTGTCCAGGTACTCATCTTTTCAATAATACCACCGTAGCCCCCGTCAGTGGTTTTTATCCACCCTGAAAGGCTAAATGCAGAGTCGTACTCAAAATCAAAAGCAGCCGCAGTAGGTGTAGTTAAATATTGAGTAGTACCATTGAGATCTAATGAATAGCGGTTCGAATAGCCAGGAGTCATCTCCGTCACCGCAGAGGCATTCGCAGCGGTAAGAAGATCAATACCCGTTGGCGTGGGCAGTAGATCTACAAGGCCCTTTACAACCTCGGTACTCTCACCGCCGCCCCCACTACCACGACTCACCCACCCCGTATCTCCGAATACTCCGTTAGGTAATCCCATGGCTACACCAATATAATCATGATTTCGACAGGCATCACACCACCAGTAGAAGTACTCCGTCTTACTTTAAAGAACTGGAGGGAAACCTCATCGGCAAATGACTCTCCTCCTGTAGCTCCCCCCAATAAGGTAAAGAAGTTTACCCCTCTATCAAAACTAACCTGGAGGGCATCAGCCGTATGCATATTTCGAATAGAAATACTACGAGTTCGCCCCCCACTGCGAGGACTATCGTAAGTACGTCCTGTGAGAATAGGCCCACCTGCCCAGTTAGGTCCTGCTAAATCCTGAGCCCGTGCGCCAGGAGAACCTATAAACCGCTTATGCTTAGGAATATTAACAATGCCGTTAGGCAAATCCTCAATGATGTTACCGCCAGCATCAACAAGAGTAACAGCCCCGTCTACCGTATTGGCAATGTTAAGAGTCATCTGTATAGGTCTACCTGGACGCATACCGTATCCTTATTTCAAAAGTTCAATATGTTACCGGGTCATTGCGACCCTACGAGTTAGATGAGATAGATAAAGCCGAGGATGTTTATAGAGGATTCAAGGGGTTTCCATGGGGAATTCATCAATTTTTTACCGTGCCGACACTTTGAAGTTCGTCATAGCTGGCGTAAATGCTGGATCCAACGTAAGTGCATCTTTCACAGGGCGGTAAGTAAACGTAATACCGTCCAAAAGTGTCTGATTACTTCCCGCATCAACATCAAACTGGAACCAAAGGCGGGTGCCAGCAGTCACGGTCACAGGGGACCATGCGGTCACTGTGCCAGCGATGGCACCAGAAGCGAGGCTATGAACACCCGCTGCTAAATTGTCGGCAGCAAAACTCGCCGGTCCCACAAAAACCGCTGCATTATTTGCAAAAAGAACGTCATTACCGACACGTACTTCTAGCTCATCATCAAGGTGATCCGTAACACCCACAGTAAGGAACTGAATATCTGTAACAAGTACGTCTTCAGCAGGAATCCAGGTAGCATTTACTGTCAAACCCCCACCAGTATTATTCATAGGGGGACCAGCTACATAACCGGAAGCACGATTGAGTTGTGAAACTGTTTCAGCGAGTACTGCTGAACCAACATCATTGAGTAAGGTTTTAGATTGAAGGGCCATTGATGTCTCCTACTTCTTTGAAGATTTCTTTTTCGAAGACGATCCCTTTTTAGAAGTCGTCTTTTGTGTTCCAGATTTTGAGGCCGAAGCAGCTTTCTTAGGAGCGGCTTTCTTAGGCTCTTCTTTCACTTCAGGTTCTGATTGTGGCTCTGACGGAGGAGTTTCCTCTTCCACTTCAGGTGCAGCTTCTGCAGTTACCGGCTCCGGTTGAGGAGGAATAACTGGGGACGTAATGCCCATTTTTCGGGCCATCCTAGCCAAATAAGCTTGCGCTCTCAAATTCAAAGCCATAATCAGTCCCTTTAGTGACTGGTTACAGGGGCTTTTATACCCCCATAACCAGGTTACTCTATTTTCTTACCCTAGGCGACCAATATTGGTCAGACGGACCCACTTAGCCGGAGCATAGAGGATCGGCGTACCATACATCAAGACCATCCAACGGTATGCCGGTGCCAGAACCGCAAGGTCCATACGCATCAGCGGAGCCAATTGGCGGAAGGTAATGACAGAAGGTGTCAACTCACCAATGTATGCTGTTTGTGTAAACGGCATAATGGCGTTGGCATCTACTTGGGGCGTGTTGTCAATACCAGCAGCTTGTGTGGTGCAACGGAAACGAGCAATCTCACTGTAAGTAGTGGTGTCAACAGACGGCGCTACAGCAGCAGCAGCATCGGTACCCGCACCACGATACAGAATGAAAAACTCAGGCGGATTCGGACCAACAATAGCAGCGTTTTGCACCGGCAAGTTGATTTGATCCGTCAATGCCCCAGCACCAATTGCAGTATTGACTTTTTGAGGGGCAGTGATAAACACCGGAGCCGACTCACCAAAACGATTGCATGCCGTAACAGCATAATCAAATTCAGTAGTGATCGCCGGGGCAGCGCCCAAGCTTTTAGCCCATTGGCCAACACCCGTTGCTGTAACCGAAACAGCAGCAGCAGTACCGATACCCGCAGGCGTAGCAGGAGCATTTGCGCTCGTTGCAGCAGGCGGAGGATTCTTACCTTCACGAATGAAGACATCGGGATTGAACTCAATCACACCAGCTTGGGTGGACATGGACTCAATCGCCATACCGACTTTGCCATTGGTAGGCGCAGGAAGTTGTACACGCTCACGCGGGTAGAACGTCTTGACCAGGTCACTCATCGCACGGGTGCCCAGGAACAAGTCCGTGGGATAGCCGAAATTCTCGATGACTAGGTTAGACGCCTCTTCGATATCAGCCTCTTGCAGAGGAGCACCTTCGAGGTCAACCGTTTGGTTCTGGTTAATCAAGACATCCAGCCCATCCCATTGCTCAGACTCACCATCAAAGGCGAGGGCCGAGTTACCATGGAAGAGTGAATCTTCAACGCGCTCAAGCAGCCAGAGAATACCATTTTGATTCTCAAGAGCAATCACGTCGCCATGTGCAGGATTGACAAGTGTCATCGGGTGAGTCACCGAACGGGTGGTACCGATAAACTTGACCAACGCTGTCTCACGACGGAAGGTACTGTCTTGGCTCTGGGGAAGTTCACCCTCACGAGTAAACCCAAAAGCGCCAGCAGCACCGTAGCTGCTCAATACGTTGAATTCTTCAACAGTTGAGTATGCAGGGCTCTTTGGAATTTTCTTCCAAAACTTGATGTGCTTGTTTGTGAAAGTAACAACTTTCAAACTCGCCTCAAGACTCTCAACACGAAGGGCTGCGCCTCCTTGCTGATTTGCTACTGCGTAACCTGCGGAAAGGGCCTTGGTAAGCTCATTTACGTCCGTCATGGACGAGGAGCCAAAACCGTTCAGCCCGTCATAGTCACCTAAACTAATTTGGGGAATCATTTATCATCTCTCCTAACTAAGCGGTCAAACTTTTCATAATGTTTTGGCTCACAGCCTCAGGTCCATACTGCTCACACTTGATAACTTCAAGTGGTGAAACAGTGCCTGCCTCAACGCCCTTTACAAGAAGCTTAATCACTTGAGTTTTATCAAGTGACGGCTCATCCGAGGGAATCGATTTTGACATGTTCTGCATGCTCTTGGGTCCTCTTGCAGGCCCATCGGCGTACCGAACAATGTTTTCTTGAGATCCACTTACAAGCTCAGAAACGGAAGTGAGGTTATGGGCCAAAGCCTTCACAACTTCTCCGTTCTCAGCGTGTAGATCTCCAATGGATTTAATGACAGCGTTTTCGAGGTCGTCACAGTAGATGGCGATGGCCTTTGTAAGCTCACCAAGGAACTCACTGACTTCAACACCATAGCGAACGCTCTTATTAACTTCTCCCGAACGTTTGCCTTCTTCCTCTTCCTCTTCGCGATCACCCCATTTACCATAGGACTCATCACGACGATCTTTCTCGCTTTGCTTTTTACCAGACTCTGCGCCCCGACGAGCACTAATAGACTCATCTTCACGAGCGTCATAACCTTCCTCATCATGAGCTTTCTTCATCTTTTTCTTTTTCTTAGAAGACTTCTTAGGACCATTATAATCCGTTCCGTCCTCTTCGATGGAGTCCTGCCATGCGGTGTCTTCATCACTGTCATACTCATGAATCTCACCGTCACCCCACTCCTTCGGAGCTTCGGCAGTTCGGTGGTCTTCAATCTGAGCCTTGGTCAAAATATTATCAAGTCGTCCAAGACTTTTGATCAATTCAGATTCTAATCTCGTCTCACTCATTAGTATCTCCTACAGACCAAGACTTTTTTGGATAGTTGGCGAAATCAAACCAGTAGTTTCAAATTTCACAATATCTTTAGAAGAGACGTCGCCGTTCTCAAAGCCCTTCATCAAGACAGCAAGAATATCATTCTTGCCCAATTGTGCTTCTCCAAAACCGCCTTTTAGCAAGGGAGTGGCTTGTGAAGTAGAAATTGGTGCGGAATCTTGGCCAGCTTCGACTGCACCAGCAGTGGAATCCAGCACACCCAAACTCTTACCGATGTCTTCAAAGACAACATCGATTCCTTTAGCGAAATCAATATAGTCATTGTGGACACCAGCAAAAACGTAACCCAAGTTGTCCTCCATTTTTTGGAAGGAAAGACCAACAGATTTGACCATTTCCAACAAAAACGTGGACTGCTCAACGCCTTGCATCAAGGTGGGGTTCTCTTCTACGTAATTGAAGAAGGATTTACCCAAGAAAGGAGGCAATGCTGCTTCTCTTCCTTCGTCCTCATCCGCCTCAGCATCTTTTCGTTCAGCTTTTGCATCATCGTCATCAGCTTCGGCTCGTTTTTCGTCGCCTTCAGCCTCATCTTTTTTAGCAGCGCCACGCTTCTTGTCAGCCAAACGCTCTTGAAGCATAGCCATCATTCCGCCGCCACCAGCTTTAGAGACATAATCAGTGCCATCGGGCGCAATATTGTCATCTTCTTTTTCGACGGTAGGGTCGTCATTGGGCCAATCTACGCCGTGTGTGCGTCGATGGGATCCCTTCATCTCTTTATCCATAATTTGACTCATTGAAGCACTCCTTAACTTGATAGATCAAAAAGGATATTAGAAAGTAACTCGGAAGTTCGTCTCGAATACCCTAAATTTGTGGTAATGATGTTCCTAAGTTGAGATTTATTAATTTCATCTTCATCACTACCATTCCAATCGACATCTGTTATAGACGTAGCCAAAGACTGAACTCGCTCAGCCGCCCCATCGGTTTGGTTGGCAACAGGATATCCCGCAGTAAGGGTTTTACTTACAGAATGCCCGGATAGTGATTTTACAATATCAAGATATGTATGGTGGTTAATGGGCGCGGTAGTAATTGCAATATCTTGCACCCAGCATTTGATAATATCTTTACCTTTTCGGGCAAGAGTTTTTCCCTGAAGCGAGAAACCAACGGTTCTTTTACTGTCAGGATTGGTAGCTAGGGTTTTTACATGCTCCCAGACAGCATCAGCTACCTTTTTGCCCTTATAGAGCATCCCTTTTACATAGAGACCTTTAGGAGTAATTTTAACCTCCCAAGGCTCTCCAATCTTGTTCTCTGCTCCCGGCTTGTGATCCCAATTGAAATAGCCATGATTCAAAAAATAAGCGAAGTCGATGCCAGTTTGCATCACCTTTTCATTTTGCAAATCTATATGGGGAGTAGAGGCGATACCCTCAATGACACGATTCTTACCGTCCTTACTAGCTTTTGCCTTAGTAAGGGGCATCCAGAATGAAAAGCTCTTTTCTACGGTATCAGTCATAATACAAAAAAAAGGAGTCGTCTAAAGACGATCTCCCTTTATGGAGTACCTTTTATCAAGTTGTCGGGTTAGCAACCTATCAACATTAAAATCATAATACAAGCATAAAAACTTCAGTCAATAACAAAATGTAGGTCGGCTTTACCTTTTCTCATCATTTCAATTTTTATAGGAATACTATGTTCACTTTTACAACGTCTACATTTAGCCATTACATCGTTTTCATTAAATACCAGCAACATAGATCTTAATTTTGTAACATTCCCATAACTCTTTAAAATCAACTCTCCGCACGGGCATCTTATATTGTTCATTGTTTTATTCATTCTGAACTATTTACACATAAATTCTTCGTAAGCTGCCTTGTCGTATGGCTCTCTACTTCCATTAGAAATACCCAAGCGCAAAAGCGGTACGAGTTGAGAGTATTGACCTTTGGACAATACAGTAGTGGGAACATACTCAGCAATGCCCTCAGCATAAGGGCAATCAAGGGGGACCAGTCCCTTAACTAACATCTCTTGGGTGTTTACACACCAAGGAGCTTTTTCGAATCGTTGGGCATACACGGCACATTGGCTCTCATCGCCCTTTGATTTCATAAATTTACAAGATAAGTCATTTACAGAGATGCGGCGGACTGAGGCGCTCTTTCGAATCTCCACCCCAGGACGGCAACAAGCACCACAATTGGTGCAATAACTCTCTAAAGGCTTACTTTTAGCCATAATATCGAGATGGATCTTTATCTTATCTCTGATATGCTCATTCATGTGACATCATCCCTAGTAAAATAAGAGATTTATTCATCACAGGTAACTCATTCCTGACTAACTCTCGAAGCAATCGAATTTGAACTGCCCGTCTCACTGTGCCCACGTCAGCACTAACGTTCTCAGAGAGGGCTTTCAAAAGGAGGGCGTCGGCGTCTACGCTGTACACGACTTTCATCTCTTTGTTGCCTCTTTTGCCAAACTCTTTTGAGAAGCAGCCTGACTTTTACCATGCATCAGGTCTAACAAAGCTTGTTTGTAGTGATGTTTAGCAAAATCCATGTGAGCACCGTAACGAGAATGCAACTTTGAGGTATCACCTCCTGATAACATGCGTTTCATCAGGAGATTGTTTAGATATTGAGCTAATGAGAAGTGGGCATGGTGGGCGTCCACATGGTCATTCCACCGATAAGCTTGGGTACTATCTTTATACTTATCAGTTACACCCTCACCACTCTGGATGGGGTGGCCATTGGTGGTTGTGCCAATAACAGAGCCCTTTTTGTAGGCTTCATAGCCCCCTTTGCCACTATCTGAAACAGGGTGGGGTTTATATCCCTGATTTCCGCTCCATTTTTTGAAGTAAATAGGCTTACCTGTGGTGGGGCTAAACTTTTCAATTTGACCTCCCCGAGGCCCCATCACAGGCTTCGAGGACGCCCCACTTCCCGCACCAACATAAGGAACACTCCCAGCTACTCCTTGAAGAGCTTTGAATATAGCCTCATCTGATGCGCGAGTGGTCATCTGCTAGCTTAGTGTCGTGGCGCGGCCAGGGGTCGAGCCCCCACCCAAACCAGCGTTCCAGTTAAGGATCTCTTGTTGCTCGGCAGCGGTAAGCATTTGAAGTCTTACTACTTCCTCAGGAGAAAGACGAATCATGGTCGCTGCGGCTGCACCTGGAACAGCCACTCTATCCAAAGTGGGCATGATAATAGCGAGCAATGCCTGATCTACAGGAAGCATAGGCCCACCATTTTTGAGATTGTGCATACACTCAAAGATTTTAGCGATAGCGTAATCGAAATCCAATGCACCATTTGCATAGCGTCTTAGAATCGAATTTCCTGCCATCCAAACAGGCTTAGGAACCTTGAACTTAGACTCCCGAAGCTTTTGAGCCCGGTAAGACGGGTTTCGATCTCCATGCATTGGAGAATTGAGAGGAACTCTTGTTTTTGCTTTTGACTCACTCATGATTTACTCCAAATGGCTTCCTGAATGCCACACTGTACTGTTCATGGACTTTCTACACTCGTCACAAACTTTGCCTACAGACTTATGCAGTCTCTGGCAGTGCGTGCAAGAGTGTCCAACGAAACTTTTTCGAACGGTCTCAATACCATAACGAGAGGCAGTCTGGTTTTCTTTAGCCTTTAGTGATTTACCCAAAGAAGCCGACAGTGTAGACGCAGCCGTAGAAACCGGGGCTGCACGTTGTACCTGCGCTGCTGGAGCCATCTGTTTATCTAGATCTTCTTTATCTTCATAAATTAGATCTCTAGCTTCATTCTCTTTAGGCTCTTCATCCTTCTTCTTCTCGTCCTCTTTACCATTATCAACAGACATTTCCAAATCTCGCGCCGTAGAAGTTACCTTCTTCGGCACCACTGGCTCTACCTTAGTTTCCAACCCGCGACTCCCCAGTTTCTTGGCACTGATCCCAGGAGGCATATCCGATAACGATTGTGTTTTTGTCGATGCAGAGTTATCTCCGAACTGTAAACTAGATCCACCCTCTTTTCTCTCAAGTACTTTCTGTGCAGGTGAAAAATATGTTTTTACACGACTCGGCGTCGTCTCCGGCCCACGTCTTGTAGGAGTGGTAGCCTTTAGCATCTCATCAACTGATTTACGCATTTCTGGGGGCAATTGCTCATACAGGTCAACTGCGCCAATCTGTCCAGACTCATAGGCATGGAAAAAATCACTAAGATCACTCATCGTAAAAACTCCTCTATAGCCTCTGGTGGAACAGATGCTAAAATATCCTCAATGTCCTCTTCGGTTACTTCCCCTTCTGGAGTAGCCTCTTCCGTCTCTGATACCGTTTCCTCTTCGACAGCAGTTGGTTCAGCACCGGCTGCTCCTGCCTCAGGAGGAGGTGCTGGGGCCGCTTCTGGTTCCCCTTCAGGGGGTGGCCCAGCAGCTTCTGGTCCTCCCTCAGGTGGTACTGGCGCTCCTTCTTCTGGCGCAGCTTCGCCTTTCGGCGCAGCCGCCGCCGCTTCAGGCGGCGTTTCACCACCACCCTCAGGTGGCGCACCACCTCCAGCGGGACCTCCACCACCAGGGCCACCACCAGGCTCACCGCCAGGACCACCACCAGGGCCACCCATCTGAGCCTGCGCGGCCTGTTCCTGCATCGACATCTGTTTTTGCTGCATTTGCTGTTGCTGCTGCATTTGCTGTTGCTGCATCTGCATCTGTTGTTTTTGCATATCCAACTGCTCTTTTTCAGTTTTCCACTGGTGTTGCATTTGGACATATTGGAGATAAGCAGGATTTAGAAGGATATTTCCATCATCTAATTCGTCTAAATCCTCATCTTTCCTTACTTCATTGACAGTTCTAAAGAACTGCACTTGTTGCTGGCGAAGCTCAATTCTTTCGCGCTCTGTTAGCTCGTCCAATCCCACAAAATCAAGAAAAAACTTATTGTCTATCTTATCGATGATACTTCGATTAATAGACTCTGAATAAAACTTGAGAAGAGGGCGCAGTCCTCTATCTTTCGAGGCTTTTAGACGCCACTCATTGTTGGTCTCTACTACCGGCTGCTGCATTCCACCAGCGGTAAAGGAAAATCCAATTTCCTCAGGAGCAATAAGATACACGCCGCAAATAACTTTTATGAGATACTCCATCCATCGGCTGTATTCCATCTCCATATTTGTGCTTTGCATGTTTACATACTGAATTTCTTCAGATTGCAGCACGGGAGTACGCCAGGAGTTCTCAACACCTGCGACATTAGCAGTCCAGGCTCGCCTAAATGCCTCAAGCTGTTCGGGCGCGATATTATCTCCACGGATATTGAGGATCCCCTTGGGAGAAGCGCCTTGTTTGAAGAAGTTACGATTGTACTCTTCAGCCCACAGTTGACTAGTGATCGTCATTATAAGCTGTTCAATTTCTGAATATCCGTATCCGTTATTTCTAAGGTCAGTACGGGGGTTAGCAATACAAAATGCTAACTCATCCAGTGTGAAAGCTCGCTTGATGGTGCCGTTCCATACCTGGACGTAACCAGCGGATTTCTCTTCTACATTCCCAGTAACTGGAGTACGAGGATAATCAAACGCATCGACGGTGTCATATCGCCCAATAAAGGGCCGTAGATTTACAAACTCTCGTTCTGTCAAATTCTTCTTTTTGATGTTAGGGGGCATCGCCAGTCGAATTGTAGACGCGTCTACCGCGATAAACTCAAACGGATCTCCCCGTCTGTCGGGAACAATTTCCCAGGTCATTGAATCAAAGACCAACCGATCTCGAATCACTTTCCGTGTAAATTGATCGAAATTATCACGGATACCAAAGTGATAAGGATTTGGTTTGTCTTTCCCACAGAGACTAACAAACCTCTCTAAATCCTGAATAAACCGTTTTTCGCTCTTACTAAGCTTATGATCTCTATCTTTGTGCTTTATCTCAAACCCAAGAGTTCGAGTTTGACGAAAGGGTGCTGAAAATGCAGCGACCTGATTGACTCGTGTATTTATAATTGCACCCAAGACACTAAGTTGCATAGATACTTGTCGCAGTATCTCGTAGGTCATATTAGTGCGACGATCTTTATAGCCCATCGAGTACGAGAGGCTCATGGGGTCAAACCCCATAGCAATAGGTTGCCGCTTAGCGGCTGAAGGAGATACCTCTTTCCACGCCTTTTCTAAAGGGGAGGGTGAGGCGAAACTTGTTACTAATTTATTTAAAATTCCCATAAGTACCTAAAATAGTTATACGCGCCTTCTTAGATAGTCTATTAGCTCAGCTTGCATCCACCAAGGAACTTTATTCAAAGCTTCCTTCAGAGACATACGTTTCTGCAAAACCTGATTCCCAAAGGTCTTTACATAAGATTTGCTCTTCCATAAATCTTTATATTCAGAAAAAGTATACGAACTCATACTAGCAGCCAATCGCTCATACTTCTTCTTTTCACCACCGAT